ATGGAAATACTCAAGCTTGAGACAAGATACATGAAGAAGCGGGAGAAGGGCACAGGCCTCAAAGCCATAGTCAGAAGCCGCATCAAACAAAACAAATTGTAACCGTCTAAAAGATCAAGTTGATTTCCAAAACAGGTAGACTTTCGTCTGCAGTAAGAAGCTGCAAATCTTGATCAGCTTGGCCAGTTTCTCACAGTTCGCATTTTCCACTTCTCTCTTGTAGACCTCGGTTTTCCCGTATGGTAAGTGACTGGCAAACTCCTTCAAAAAACGTTGATGCTTGTTCCTCATGAAAGCTTCTTTTATCTTAGCAAGCTCTAATTGATTTAGTCCTTCAAGCTTCGCAAGAATCGACTGCTCACTGCGCAACATTTCAACGTTGAAACCCAACATTCTAAGCGTCTGCGTGATTCTTACAGCTTCTTTCGCAGGAGGCTGGAGCGTCACTTTTCGCATACCCGCCTTTTCCGCGAAGGGATTATACTTCGCCATCACCGCCGACATCTCCACACACTCAGTTCCCGCCAGACGAAGAGTCTCACGGACAAGCTTCTCGCCAAGACCGATAGTACGATATTTTGGGTGAATAACAACCCTGCTAATGATACTGAACTTCTTATTCAACATCTTCATGTCCATTTTGGGTGCTACCATTCTTCTGCCGAAACAGGAAGGCGGCGAGTAACAGTAAACAATCACGCCGCAGACTTCCCCGCCTCGCTTAAGACAAAAGATTTTGCGAACCGCCCCAAGCCTGTGACTGCGATAATGAAAACCTGCGAGTTCCCGCCAATCCTTCGCAGAGCCTTCCTGAACCTGCATCTCTTTAAGCAAACTGCACTTATGTGCATGTGTGTCATTTGTGCTATAAGTGACGTGAACCTCCTTCCCGAAGCGTTTGTGCACGTGCAGGTCCGGCGATAAATCTTCTAACAGGTCCTGGTGCGTTGTTGCCGCAACCACGGCTTTGCCCAGAGCCCGCGCGACCTTCTGCAAATTCCACGCAACAATCTTCGCGGTGTCACGGTCAAGAGTCGCTGCAAACTCATCGAGAATCCACCACTGCTTCTTCGACTCAATCAGCTTCGCAATCCGATAACGGTACTTCTGTCCGTCGCTGAGCTGCCTATAACTGCGCAAGAATAGGAACGCATCATTAAGCCCCACACGACTAAGCAACTCGATTGCTTCTTCCACGCTGGAGCCCACAGTTTCGACAAGCGGCCTATCCTCTTCGATCTGGACGTCTGCAACATCAACGGCGTCTTCACCCAGATCCCCCTTAATAGCTCGAAGAAGAACACTTTTCCCGCTTCCACTATCGCCAGTAATGTACACAACATCCCGAGGCGAGACCTTCAACTCAACATTATCGTAAACAACAAACTTCTCCCACTTATCCAAGCCGAGCCCGAAGCCCTCAGCCACCGCAACAACTCTCTCACTAGGCCTAGGAGCAGCAGTTTCATACGCTACGTTGACGACAAACTTGCCTGACTCACGATCGTAGCGTCTGGCAAAACGTCGAATCCTGAAGTACTCTTTTCGTCGTCTCACCATTGACACCTAGTATCCACTGACGATGAGTTAAAATGACAAAAAAGAGAGGAAAAAAGGGAAACTTGACTGAAAGAGGCTTACCCTGCAGGCGCCACTGGCTGGGGTGGTTGCGGTTCTTGCGCTGGGTTTGGTGGGTGCGCTTGTTGATAGTTGAACTGTGCGATCTGTTGGTCTATGAAGGTTTTGGCCATGCTCATAAAGTCGGTTGTCGGCGGGTATCCTTGGACGCTTCCGAGCCCCATCATTTGCCCAAAAGTTGCAACCATGTTTGAAGGCGGATAAACCATAAGGTAGCTGTTCTTGATGTAAACGCCCCATCCCTGGTACGTTCCGATTTGGCCTTCAGGGAGTGTTTGTTGTGATGCGTTTGTCGTTGTAGGGGTTGTAGGCGTAGTGGGTGTGGTTGTTGCTGAGGGTTGTGTACTCGTGTCTGTGCCGAATATTTTTGAAATCTCTTGTGTAAAAGCGGTAAGGAGCACCACAATCAAAGAGATTATGCCCTTCACCTCAACATCAGACACTAAAGCTGCCATTGGACCCAAAATGCCCACGAACCACGCGAGCGTAGTGACAAGCTTTCTCCAATCATACAACTCTGCAGTTTGCTTTAGTGCAGCAAGCTGATTCTGTCGGAAGTACATGAACACGTTATACAGGAACGTCACAACGATTATTATCCACGCGTTTTGGAAGAACGCTAGGAAGGGCGTCCTGTATGAACCCATCCACGATAAGTCAACGGTCTGCAATTCTGTTGCCAGAACTTGCAAAGCGCCACCTATCGTCGCTAGGATGAGTGTTGCGAAAATCACTCCCTGAGTAGCTGTCATTTTCATGTTTCTTTTCACCTCCTACCCAACGCGCGTGCTGCGCGTGCTCTTACCGAAAAATGGTAAGCTTCAACCGTCCTGATCGAAGAGCGTGGTTTTCCGTCCTCTTGAAACGGGGAATTCCTGATCGAAGAGGGCGGTCGCGCGCGCTAAGCGTGCTGCCCGATTAGAACGCCGCTAACCGTTCCGATGAAACTCGTGATTACGGCGAAAACCTCGCTGTTCCAACTGTGCAGAAAAGCAATGTGAGCGATTTCGAGGCCTGAAAGCAATGCAATCGTGCCCAGACTGAAGTAAACGGTGTACAACAGCCTCCGGCTCGGCGGAATACTTCTTCCCCTCGCCTTTCTGGTCAAGACTTTGAGGATGAAGTTTTGGATGGAAGAACACCCCTCTTGAAGAAGAATTTGACAAGCTTGAACCTCTTCAGCGGTTTCAGAAGTCTCTCGCGCACAGGGTCGATTTGCAACTGCAGCATCTTCATCACGTCCAAGCCCAAGAGCGGCTGCGCATCCTTCATGATCAAAGCCATCGTGGGCAAGCCGTCCCCGTCCACGTTTATGTACAGCCACGCCATCTGACACGCGGCTCTCGTCCCATCCGCAAGTACGCCCTCTCCCCCACCGACAGACTTGAGCTTCAGCCTCTTAGCCAATTTCAATGGGATAACGATGCAGCTAGCCCCCGTGTCAACCACGAACGGCACCTGCTCCCCAAGACTATGATCCAAAGGGTTTGCCACGTAACACTTCTGAATCAACTGCCCCTCAGGATCCAACTCGGCTTTTCTAGCATGCCTCCTCAACTTACAGGTTCCCTCCGCGCGCACGTTTCTTGCTGCGCAGTATCATTTCCATCGTAGCCACACGATTCTCAATCGTGGTGTTCACGTCTTCAAGAATGATGACTTGCATCCACTTTGGAAAACGCAGGATCCGAGCTCCCAGCAACTGCCACTTCTTCATCCATTTCTTGCGCAGCTCAGCCTCTCGCCCGAAATTTTCCAGAACATCAACTTCCACCACACTCTAAACCTCCATAACCCGGTACTTGTGAAAATCACTGTGCTTCTTGAAGTGTGAGCGTGAATTTTCTCACGTTCTTCCCTGCAATATTTTCCAACGTCCAAGATACCTTCAAAACGTACACGTTCACGCTGGGGTTAACGGGCCTGACTGCTTGGTCGCTGAAGAAAGCTACAGTGCTACCGTTGAGAGCGGTTGTTTCAAAACGGTTCGCAAGGCTGCTGGCCCAGGCAACGGCGTTCTCAATGCAGTCAACAGTGTACGTGCGCACGATTCCGTAGACTTTCACCTTGCGCTTGTAACTTGAACCGCTCCAAGCATCCCATTGGCTAGCCTGAACAGAGACGTCTTCACCCCACTTCGTCACCGTCAAACTTTGACCATCAAGAGTTGTACCCATTCCACCCACCCCTAGCGAGCGTCAACTCCTACTATGCCAATGCAGCCGCCCAGGCCGTACGCGATTAGATTGTTGTTGAGAATATCTTCAATATCCATCATGAAAGAAAAGGGTACGAGATCCACTCCGGAGAGGCTACTGTAATAATCGTCTACCGTGCCCCAAGTTATGCTATGAATTGCCCCTACTCCTACGAACTTTGTTGCATTCAGGAACAGCGGCTCAAGCATACAGTAGAGCGTACTGCCCTGGCTGAAGTAAATGTTCACGGGTACATGCAGAACGTTTGGAAGAATCCATGGACAAGCGATAACGCTTATTACAACACTTGTGCTCGCATTCCTCTTACTTATCGTGACCGTGTGACTGGATCCAACTACAAGGCTTTGCGCGCATTTAGCGCTTGCAATACCTGAGACCGTGTTGCCAGGATCATCTTGAACCCGCTCATCCCAATTCACTTGCGCGCCACCTATGGAGACGCTCACACCATTCGTCAAGTTGTCACCGATATCTTCAAAATTGGTATAGCCGCCAGAGGTTGTTGCCCAGCATTGAACAAGATAACAAGCATTCTGTAATGGCCCTGCAGGAGTGTTTCTGTTCGCGACGGTTAAGGCGATGCCTGAGCTGTAAGTTCTTACGTTTGCTCCTTGAGTATCATTGAACGCGCTGATACCCACCTGAAAGTTGCGAATCTCCCCAACAATGCCTGTGTATTTGCCCTCAACGAGCACATCATAAGTTCCAGCTGCGAGATATATTGCACACCCTACGGTTTGCCAAGCACCCGGATAATGCATTACTTGCCCGTAAACGTAATTGCTCCCGACCTTGACCCTCAGCCAAATGTTGTCAGTAACGTTGTAATTGCCGCATTCAAAGTCAAATTTTATCAGGACGATTGCGGCGGCACTTAAGACGATGTTTCCGTAGTCACGAACGGTGCCCCAAGTAGTACCGAACCCGTATGTTGTTGGGTCGTTTATCAGGTTCACTTCTTGCGCGACAAGTCTTTCCTGTTCAACAAGCAACGGCATTAGGTAAACACGCTCCCTTGTCTGATTCTTTTCTGAGTTATTGCAGCAGCGCTGCTCGTAGGCTCAACAATTATCGTCTGGAGACTTTGAAGCACCTGCTTCGAGGCTAGGTCAGCTGTTGCCTTGTCCGCGCTGCCCTCAACGTTCACAAGAGGCCCCTGGAAAACATTGTTGACAACAGTCGGTTTCGACGGCCCAGTTGGAAGAGGCCCACCGAAGCCCGTTACACCTACTCCTAAAGCTCCTGATATCTGAGCCTGCGCATTGAAGTCTTTAATCGCCGTTAAGCCCTTGTTCATGCTGTCTGAAACCATTCCTACCCAGTCGTTCATGGTTTTCTGGCTGCTGTCCGCAGCGCTCTGAAGGGCATGCGCAAAACAGATTGAACCTATGAAGCCGCTGATAGCACTACCAGCGCCACCCATCGCTCCAGCTACATCATTTACGAAGCCGCCTAAAGTATCAGCTACAGCAGAGACAGCATCGATTATCGGCTTCACGAGATTGTAGAACCATTGGAAGATACCGCCTAGGATCTGCCAAGCTGTTTGGAAGCTTCCGATCAAGAAGTCTCCAAGAGGTTTCAGCACGTTATTCCAGAGGAAGTTGCAGATGTCCGAGATTGCTTTGACATCTGCGGAGAAGGTAGCCTCTAGAAAGCTTCCGAGAGGCTGAAAAACGTTCTGCCATAGCCATGTTAGCACGGTAGAAAGGGCCTGGACTTCGACGATTAAGGTTGCTTCAAGAAAGCCTGCGAGGGGCTGAATAACGTTCTGCCAGAACCATGTGAGGCCTACAGTAATGGCTTCAACCGCGACCTTCAAAGCACCCCCCAACACTGCGCCAATCGCGTTCAGAGCGTCCCGAAAGGGGGGGCATGCGTTGTAAGCTGCGATTATGATTGCCACGAGTCCTACTATTGCTAGGCAGATTATTGCGGCAGGGTTTGCGTCCATAGCAGCGTTAAGAGCCCACTGTATTCCTTCCCAGATGCTCTCCGCGTTTGAAATAGTGTTCACAATGGCGATAAGACTTGGAACAACTGTGAGCGCAGCCATCAACATCGAGTTGTTAACGTTGTTCTGAGCCATGTTTGCCCGTTCATGTGCAACAGTAAGAGCATCCTGCGCAATCGAGAGTTTGTCTGCAGCGTCTTTGGCCTGCTGAGAGTCAGGACCATATTTCTCGATGGCTGTATTGTAGGCTTCCTGAGCTTTCTGCACGGCCAAGGTGCTACGTTCAACCATTAAGTGGGCTCTGTCAAGCGCAACTTCGCTGTTCTGTATTCTCTCAAAACTCATGAAAAGCGTGGCGCCGGCGAGGGCGGTGCTGTTCATGGCCATCGCGGAGCCTTTGCAACTGTTATTCGCAGTGTCAACGTCATCTGACATTCCTTGAACAGAGCTTCCAACCTGATTGTAGTCACTAGCAATCTGAGAAGTTGCGCTGTCCGTGGTGCTTGCGAGCTCTTGCGTGTTTCCTTCGACATCCGTAAACGTAGTTGAAATGGTAGAGCCTACACCTTCGATAACGCTTGAAGCCTCATCATAGCAAACTAGGTGGATCTCCACTTCTGAACTCAAGTCTAACCTTTCCTATTGTAGAACCATTTGCTCCATTCTGTAAGAAACTGGATTTGGAAGGGAGTCAAACTCCCGATATGCTCCAGGGTGTAGCCGTATTCATGCGCTATGAACCCGATTGTTTGGGCTGCTCCGTCGACTTCGAGCCATTCTCCAACGGCTTCTGAGGAAAAAAACCGCCCTCTTTCTGCAGCTTCGTCAAGAGACGCACAACAACCTCGTAGGGCATGGCCTTTATGTCGTCAACCGTTAAGCCAGGGTTAGCCGGGGAGAGCATTTTGAAAAGAAGCTGCATACTACGGTCCTTGTTCTCCTTGAAGTTCTCGATGATCTCATTCAGCTGACTATAACTTAGAAGACTGTACCGTATGAGGCCCAAGTCCTCGTCGTAGATTTCACGGATCTCTCTAGCCTTGTTGACAAGCTGTTTCGGGTTGAAGACCCGGACTCGCTTCAATTTTTCCTCTTCAAACTCTTTGAGACGGTTCTCCATCTCCGTTGCTTTAGCCCAATCTATCTCGTTTTCACTCATACATGTCACCTTGAAATGTTGAAACAGGGAATTCCGTAAAAACGGGGAAACTAAGAAAAGGGAAGCTTAGAATGTGCTCCACAGAACATCGCTGGCCTCGCCTGCAACCTTCTCGCCTACAATGCCTTTTTGGTCAACTTTCATATCCCATGCAGTGAACGTGCAAGTCTTGTACGTTATTTTCTCCTTTCCTGTGCTTGTGCCTGCTGGAGCAAAAATAAGGTCAACAGATGTACCGCTGTAAACTTGCTGGGCATACGTCTTGTCGATGTACATCTTGTCAACTGTGAATTTGAAATGCTTGTTTCCATCTTCTAAGATGGCAGGCTTGTCACTGTTCAACTGAAACTCTTTGATCAAGTCAGCAGTCATGTTCGCCGTGACGCCCTGCGCGAAGCCAACCGTAACCACGCCTATCTGAACAACCGCATTGCGGCCTACTAATGGCATACTCATTCCGTCTTTTCACCTCTATTGCTACTCATTAGCGTGTCTCGAAGCTAAAGGAAAACCTTCAAGCTTTTTCGAGCACAAATTACAAAGGTTATTCGCAAGAAGAATTTCCTGAAAAATACGTTTGTGCGCGTCAAAATACTCTTTGGGAAAGGCGCCCTTCATATCAAAGTCCCATTGAGCTCGCACAGAAGCAAGAAACTCTTCGAAGCCCATGCACTGCTGCTGCATTTCCACGGCGTCATGAACGAGCAGGAAGAAGAGGCCCAGCCACTGTCGATAATAACGGTCCGTATCTCCCAAGTACGTCAGAAGCTTCCGGCTGAGCTCCAGAACATTGAGAAAGTGCCTGTCCCTAAGCGTATGCAAGGCCTGATATGGCACGTCGTCAAAGCGGCCGCAGAATGCTTCAAGTCTATAGGCCTGCAGCAGCTTCGTGTACACGTCCTCGAGCAGTCGGGTCTGAGGATACTCAGGATTCCGAGCAGGAACAAGCTGGTTCAGAACTCGCACGGCAAGGTTAATCAGCTTCTTACGCACGTGAAGGGAGACCCACTTATCCAAAGGAGCTCACCCAAACGTATTCGCAATACACGTACTCACGGCATCACCGATATCAAGAGCGAGCTCATCTCTGTGAAGCTCAAACGCACGCGTCATGAACAGACGTGCTGCCATGTACCTTGTTCCAAACTCTACAAAAGCAGCGTACAATGCGCGCGCATAAATTGCAAACGACCAAAAACCCCGCTGCTCGAGACTCTCCGTACTCAACAGATACCCGGTGCGCACAGGAGTACGATGTCTCATATCCTCCAGAATTCTATTCCCAACCGTCAAGAGAGCATCGTTTACAGGATCCCCAAGGCCGGAGCTTAACCTCTGCAGAGCCTCGAAAGTTCCCTCAAAGTCAACGCTCGCCTGTAACTGTATACTCATCTTATGAGACCACGTGAAAGTTTACACATGCAACCTGCAAGGTTATGCGAACAAGGTCAGGACCTTCATTCTTGCCTGTCTCACGCTCAACATACACGTCCACGATACCCTGAATCTTCAGCTCCTGAACATGCAGAATCGCATAAACAGCCTGCTTCATACTTTCCCGAACAACCGTAGCATCCGCTGGCGAAGCAGTCACCTTCACGTAAACGTCTATGATAACACGTTCAACCTGCTGCCAAACTTCTCTGCTCAGCGGCGTAACCTGGGTGGGGCTGGCAGGGTTGTAACAGCAAACAGCATAGTTCTTGCAGCTGCCGAGAAACGTTGCAGCATCAACCCTTGTGCTTGCCCAGAGAATGTCTTTGGCCGCTGGGCTGCTCAGCTGCCAATTCGCCTGCAAAGCAGACGACAGAACCGAAGCATTATCAGGCGTAGACACTCAGCGGATCTCCTTGAGCAGCTCGTCAACCAACCTTTTCACTTCGCAACCTTGGCAATCTTGATAACTTGTCCTGGGGCAAGGCCTGCACACAATCTGGCTCAGACGCTTCAGTTTTTCAGCATTCAAAGGCTGTTCCAGCCCTCCGAAAGGTTAAAGAACGTACAGGAGAAGGCTCCAGAAAGGGAGAAGGGCCTTTCAGAAGGTTTCAGGATCCTAGGTTGCCGTTACGACTTCCACGTCATACCCATCGTTGATGAGCTGCTGCATCTCAGCGCTCGTGAGCACCTTCTTAGATCCGTTAACCTTCGCCAAGATGTAATTGCCCTTCGTAAGAACTCTGCTCATGGATTACTCATCTCGAACTCCTATGGATTCATCAGCCCGCCTTGATAAGTGGGAACGTCATCTTTCATCGAAGCCTCCGCAGCTATAACGGGCAAGGTCAAGTTGACGAGCTGCTTCTGCAAGTCATCGCTTAAACCCTGAATCGTTCTTGCGAGGGCTGCCGCATACGGGGCTGTGCGCGCAACACGCAAATCGCCCAGGAAATAGTCGTAGGCCCCGACGAGGGAGCCGCCGCTGCTGATCACAAGAGCGCGCAGGCAAGCGAGATCCAAGGCGGCAATCTTCGCGTGTGGATACCGCTGATCAGTCGGGTCGAGTAAGCTGCCGTTGAGTGCTGTGATGTACGTGTTGGCGTAGTCCACGTGAGCCTGAAGCGCTGCTTCACTCAATGTCAAACCGTAGACACTGTAATTGCCCGTGTCAGGGTCGTACGTCATGTTCAGGTGAGCTTCTACGTCGCCGACGGCAACGTATCCTGCGGAGGGCGCGGCCACGATTGCAGGGGATGTGAACTCTACGGCGAAATCTTGAGAAACGGGAAAGGTTTGGTTCGTGCCGTCTGGAAATGTGACTTCAAACTGTGCAGGACATGTTCCAACATACTTGGTGTCTCCTTGGACCCAGTCATAGCGCACTACGCCGCTCGTTGGAGTGACGATGGTGCATGGCTTGTTGATGAGTTGTACGCCGTTCTGGAACATTTGAAAATTGACTGTTGAACCCGTCAGGTCTACCGCTGTACCGTCACTGTACTGAAGAGTTGCCAGGATACTAGGCCTCAAATCCCCCTTAACCATCGAGAAACCCGTCAAACTGTTCCAGCTCCCCTAATTTCCAGTCAATACAACGGCGCCTTTGACTCCTGCTAATGTAACCGTTCCCTTCTCTCCCTGCAGAGTCACGGGGCGCACACGAGCGCGCCTCATCCAGAACATTTTCTTGACCACGGAAGGCATTCATGAACACCTGAATTCACAGAACGTCTGCTTCTGGCTCGTGAAGGGCCATTTCATACCAGGCTACTCCACCGCTTACGGCGCCATTATTGCCAAGGCCAGAATAATCGTTCACAAGCAGTCCTGAACCCTCTATCATGGGAAGAAAGAGCACCAGGCCACTGCGCACGGGGTCCACCGGGTTTTGAAGATTCCAGTCCCACTCCGCTGCTGTTAGCCTGCGATTATACACTTTAACTAAAGCCAACTGGCCGTTAAAAGGAAGTTCTAAGGTTCCGCTCCTACTCCTGATGCCAACCCAAAGAGGTTGCGTATCATAGTTGATTGAGCCTGCCAAAACTTGTGTTGTGATTGTCCTATCTACGACCAACCCCCCTGTTGTGCCATCATAGAATCCACCGAGCCTATGCCAGCGCCCGTCAGTTACTTTGGCACCCGTAAGCAGAATGTTGCCGGCAGATGTATACACGATAACATACCCCACTCCGCTACTATCAATGCGGAGATGCCATGCTCCCGAGTACGATGTTCCATCAGGGTTGAAGAGGGCGCATGGAGTGTTCACCGTGTCGGTACTTTTGACGAAGACTTCAGCTGAGAAGTTCGCAGGCTTCAATGAGGCACTATATGGGATGTTCACGTATTCTGTTATTACACGATGAAAGGTTAACCCGTAGAGGGCTGCCAGCGACAAAATAGGCAAAGTTTTTGGAAATCTTACATAGGACTTCTTTGGCTGCGGTAAGAAGGGGAGACTCATTCTAGCACTGCCCAGCAGCTCACAGTTGCGGCGACTGAGGGAACGAAGTTGATTGCCATCAGCCGAGCTCCATAAGTCGTCATGTACGGCGTTAAAGTATTCGCGGCGACTGCCATGGAAGCTATAGTCTTAAAGGCGCCCGCAACCTCATCCCAAGCTTGGATGTTCAGGGTTCCCGTCTGGTTGCTGATGATGTAAAACGTTTTTTTGTCCACGTATGCACCTGAAAACCCGGGTGTTGTGCTTCCGACTGAAGTGTCTGTTATGCTCTGGGCCGACCACAGATAAAGTGGTACTGGTGGAAGAAACTTGGTCATGTTTGGAATGACTTTGTAGATTGTGTCGCTTCCGTAATCGCTTATGAGAAGGTTTCCATCAGGAGTACGGTGACAATAGCCGACGTCTTGGAGAAAAGGCGGAGCTCTTCCCGCACCGTTCCATGTGGTTCCAAATCTGTTTCCGAAGAGTACCGCGAGCTTATCAAGTTTTTCGGCCTTTATGTAGACGATAATCGCACCAATGTAAGGTGAGGTTAGCAATGCTATCCTGTTGCTCCAAACATCAATACATTCGAGTGCGTGCGCGCCAAAGGGAACGTATCTTGGAGTTGAAAAGAGCAAAGTGCCATCCGCGTTGAGATTGTAGAAGTTGCCCGTGGTCCAGTCGACAATAAGCATATGGTGCCAGTTGTAGAAGTCCGTTACATCTTGAGACTCTGAGGTTTGAATCTTATGCGCATAGGTCGGAAATGACAATGCAGGAACACAGTTAGTTGACCAGTCTCTCACAAGGGTTTTGGCGGGATAGGCAACTTCGAGAACATGCGGATAATTAGAACTGTTTCCGAAGACTATCGTGTTTTCATCCGTGAATTGAAGGCTTGTAGGATAAATGTTTGCGATGGAAAGGTCTGCGCCGGTAAGACTCCATGCAATAGTGTTTTGAGGTGTGACTTCGATTATCCTGTTGTTTCCGCAATCCGCGATTAAAGTGTCCCCGTTGGCGAGCCTAACAGCACTGTAAGGGTTACTAAGCTGGTTTGCGCCTGACCCGACAACGCCCGTAGTGCCATACTGCCATATTATCGCCTTGGTCTTGGGATTTACCTCGATAACTCTCTCGTTCATCATGTCGGCGATTAGCCAGTTTCCATTAGCAAGTTCAAACACGTCTCTAGGCCCGTTTAAGCCGAGCAGACCGGTGCGGTCTGGGATGCCAATGCCGTAGCTTGCGAGAAGAACTGCTCCGTTCGGCAGAATGCTGGTTTGTCGTGGGTCTATAAGGTTTCCAAGGCCATCATCCAAAGCTACAACGTCTTCATAAACGGTTTGACCGCCTATCGTTAGCTTTCGCTCTCGCTGCTTCTTGCCCTGACTATCTGGGGGCAGCTGGATTACATCTTCGGTTCCGGACAAAATTTCTCACCTTTGTTTAGTGTAACTGTGAAAAAGAAACTATGAGAAAACAAGAAAAAATGGGAAAGTGAAATTGCTGATTCGAACTTTCTAAGTAGTGTTCAACCCTGTTATTTTCACGATTGCTTCTCCGCATGTGACAACTGGCGCGTACCTGGTGGTCAGGGACACGTCGACTGCATCGAACTCTTTCTTGACATCCAGATCCGAGAGCAAAGGCCGTTTAATTACGAAGAATCCCAATGGGGCGTATGAACCGCTTAGGTTTTGGCCCGTGCTTAGCAAGTACGCTGTGCCTGCAGACACGACGTTGCTCACGTAGAAGTCATACCCGTATACCTTGCCTATAGCCCCTGACTGCACCACGGGCTCACCGTACTGCGCAGCCAAAGTGAAAGTGGGCAAGTACTTCAGGTCCCTTGCGTTTATCGGGTTTACGAGCAGGCTGTCCGCGATGAAGTTGTAACTGTTGATGATTGCCTCGGCTGCTAGGATGTCTTTTGTGCCTGTTCCGCCTGACACGGTGAACTCCGTGCCCGTCGCGCCCATCGTCTTCCCCGTCGACGCAACGCTGTTAGCCGCTGCACCGTCGATGCATATGAGGCAGTCCTTGTCAATCTGGAAGGCCACACGCCTTGCCAAACGTCGGAGCTGCTGCTCAATCACCGGAACGTACAGATCTTCGATTTGTTCACGAGGTACCCGGATTCGTTCTCCCTTCTTGTAGGGCGTAACGCTAACGTAGTCAAGCGGTGTGAAATCCATCGGAATCTCGGTGGCCTCGCCGATTGCGCTGATGCCAATGCTGCGGGACCCTTTTTCCTTCAGGAACGTTGCTGTTCGGCCTGCGACAAGCGGAAATTCAGGGAGCAAGCGTTTGACAACTAGAGCGGGCATGCACAATTCGATGATGTGCGCATGTATCGCGGGATACGCTACTGCGGCCGAATCCACCCATGTTAAGGCATCACGAACAAAACTCATCTAAGACACCCTACCAGAGCGCTACGATTCCGACGCCGCCGCTTGCTATTGCCTGCAGTGCCTGCCCGAGGATCGTCGTGTTCTTGCTGCTGTTGTCACTGATGATGAGGCCTGCGCTAGTGCCGCCGCTCGCAGAGCCGATCTGGTCGCCTGCAGCTATGCTTCCCCAGGCCGTTGCCCGGACGAGGCCACGACACGCGACCGAAACTGGGCTGCCGTTCTTTGCACCCGTCAACGTTATCCCTTTCACTTTCGTGCTGTTCTGAGCCTGGCATTTCTTGACCGTGAAGTCGCCTGTGATTTCAACAAGATAGCCTGGAAGCAGATCCTCGCCGGCAAGCATTGTAATGACAAAAGTGTCTGAGACAAGGCTTGCTCCAGCGCTTGCCTCAAGATTCGGAAAACCCGTAAAGTAACTCATTTGTCATTCCTCTAGGCCTTGAACCCGGCGTTAGGCAGCTTCCGAGAAGCTTTGATCAAGTCGTTGAACCACCTGTAATCGCCGAGACCGTCAGGATTGGCTTCAATGGCTCCGACGATGCCCTTGCCGCTGGCTCGCTTCGCCTCTGCACCTGAACCTGCACCGTCAGCGTCTCCTTGATCCTGTTTCGTGCCATCGCCACCCTCTTCAGCGTCTTCGCCGCCTGCCTCGCTGAGCTTCTTTGACAGCTCGCTGATTTTCTTGCCGAGCTCTGCTTTCTTCGCGCGTTTCGCGAGTTCACCTTCGATATCAGCGATTTTGCTTTTCAAATCGTCTAGTTCAGCGTCAGACGCTCCGGGCTTCTGCATAATCTGCTGCTTGAGCTGCGTCAACTGGTCGATGTACTGCTGATACGTATGTTCCTTGGGCGCACCTTCTCCCGGTGCGACGTTAACTATTCCTTGCGCTTGATGCGGAGAAGCCTTCTGCTGAGCGTTTTGTTGTTCAGACATAGGCTTCACCTCTTTTGTGTTTGAACGTTGTTTTTCAGGTTCTTGCGGCTTACGCCTAGAACCCACATCCTTGTTACCGTTAAGTAACTGTGAATTAAGTCGACAGGTTAACGAGCCCTTATTGGTGCATGCGCCTTCAACGCAGGCCGCCTCGCACATAACGAGGGATTTTGTTTGGTCTTCATTCATCGCAGCCGCGAAGCCCACGGGCTTGAACTCCGTTTTCTCATAAGCTGGACTGGCGACAATGCTCAACTCTCGCACTCGAGGCTTGTGCACGATTTCCCAAGCGTCTGGGCACAGGTGATTGAGCAAGCCCTGGTTCCGCGTTTGCTTGTGACACGTACTGCATTCAACGTCGTCACTGTCAACCTGCACACTGACGTACTTCACGTATCCACGGACAATCTTGTCGATGAGTTTCTCTTCCCCGCCCACCTCAGCCCTGAACCAAACCTCTTGTCCCTGGCGCTTGGCCAACGGCACTTTGCCAACAACCATGAAAACGCTTTCAGCGTGATCCGCACGCAACTGAGCATCCTTGAGGGTTTCAGTGAAGAAGTCAAGGTCCTCCTCTGGAACCTGCCACCTGTTCTTGTTAACACTCGTGTCGACGGCGAGGCCTTCAATGTTGATCAGCTTCTCTCTTAAGGCAAACTGCGCGTCCACGCCATCCTGCGCCTTGAAAGGAACAAAATATCGAAGCTCCATCTTCTACGCCACCACAAAAGCACGTTTACCCTGACACCTGAACCACTCTTCCTGAAAGGCCCTGAACGTTTCAGCGTCAAGCATGCTCTTCTTCTTGGGACTGTAACCCTTACAACCGGGCACACTGCACGGCGGGTGTTCCATGCCAACTTTCTTGTAGGCATTGAGTAAGATGTCGTGAGCTCTCTTCTGCAGTGCAGGGCTCAGCTTTGTATGGGTGCACCTTGCCATCGCGTTACGAAGATGTGGAAGGTCGATTTTGCCGTTCTTATCCTTGTAGGGAAGGTGTCTCAAGCTTCTGGGAACAGTCTTGCCTTCACTGTCCTTCTTCCCGCCCGACTCAATCAGAGCGAAGCTTGAATCTGGGAGGTCATTTACGTATTTCGTACTCCATACTGCTGCTTGGAAATTCATGTTTCATCACTTTGATAACTAACTTGCAGACGAACTCTACACTCTGGTTACATGTGGAACGTGCTTCAGATGCCTTGCATGCTTAGCCCTATGAACAGCTGGCTTGTGACCAGACGGTTTCCGTCTCTGTTTTGGTTTAGAACTCATTTTTCATCACTCAACATTCGAGATTTGAACGTAAGCGTTAACGACGCGGCGCCTGTACTCGTTCCACGCCCTAAAATCCAGGAGAGTTTGAATCTCGCCCTTCAAATGCGCGTCAAGCCACTTGCGCACCTGCTCACGTGTCTTGAACAGCTCCTTCGCAAACAAGTAACTCTGAATCTCCCAGCGTTCGGAGCCCTTCACGTTGCCAAGCGCAATCTTGACGCCTTTGCCGAGCTCTTTAACTCGGGTCTTCCCAAACTTTGCCGGGTCCTGAACGCCGTAGCGCCAGACCGTGGGGCTCTCTTCAAGTCGAGGCATACTAGTTCGCCAGCCATTCACAAATCGTGAGCAGCCGCTTCAACAGGGCGGCCTTCAGCTTCGCATGGCGCCTGCCCTTATCGATGAACATGACGTACGTCTCACAATCCTGCGGCATCACAACACGCATCAGCCTGTTGTAACGGAAACCTTTCCCACCGTACTTGCCGTAGAAAAACTTTCTAACCCTGCAGAAGAGGCAAGTGAGATGAGGCCTCCGCATTTCGTTCGTGTAGCCGCATAGAGGGCTGCAAGCCATCCGGGGCCACCACTTGCTAAGTTTTCTCTTCACGCAGGACATCTTCCACTTTCACGATTAGACAGCGACAATTTGGATGGACATTGGGCGCAAACGTTTCCAAATCAAGAAATTCGCCGTACTCGAACATTCCGAGAAGGTCATCAGGGTCCTCGAGCTCATACTCGTCACCCTGAAACTGCAGACAAGACTCGCAGAGCTTATCATCGCTGACGAGTACAAAACGCCAAACTGAATATTTCACACGTGGATCCACAATAGCAGCCTGAGCAGCCTGAAAACCGTTGAAAGCCGCGAACGCCTCAAGAGCCTGAGCAACTCTAGTCAGCCTCTGCAATGAGCCAGCGCCTACCCTTATGCTTAGCATCCTTCGAGGTTCCTCTTACCGCGACGGAGGATCCAGCAGACGCATCCGCAACTCCCTGCTCAGGCATCTCCTCCGGATACCCGAGTTGAGGCCTTGCCTCCTGGGGCGCTACGATTCCCTCTTTAACCAGGTTCGTGATGTACGCCGCCTTGACGTCAAGCGTGGGCTCCCACACGGGCCGCCATTTCACATGTGGAATTTCTTGGCCTTCTCCCCACTTGTCCCGTATCAGCTGCTTGAACAGACCCGTTTCCAAAGTGTCGCCGATGAGCGCCTGGAACATCCGTTCCTCCGTGACATACTCTTGCATGACGACGTCGGCTGTGGCCCTGTTCGTCCTTTCGCTCTCGCCCATGAAGATTTTCGGAACCCCAAGGACCGCGCCACGTTGAGTAGTTAGATACTGCAGCCACCACTGAATGTTCACGTCCTTTGTCATGCTTTGAACGACGGTGACCTCAACGTCGCCACGTACGAACACGTCCGTAGCAGGCTTCCTATCACGAAAAGCCTCCATCAAACCCTGCAGCTGCGGATCTGAAAACGGCCGTTCCGGCGTGCCGGCTCTGACTACGAGCATGGGCTTCGTGTAAATATGCATAATGAGCGACATGTCGTCTTCCATCTGGTCGATGAGCGCCTGCATCTTCAACAGCGGCCTCAGCAGCGACGTGCCATAGCAAGACTCGAACCACCAGCTCTTCGCGCCGAAACGGAAATGCACGATGTCATCCGCAATGAAGGCGACGGGTGGAAAGGTCAGCAGTTGAATGTAGCCGAACACGTTGCCGTACGCGTCCCTGCGCACCCGCATGTGCACGGGATCCAGCGGTTTAAGCCAGGCAACTTCGCCTGTCTGCTCGTCCCGGCAGATCTCGAGGTAAGCGTTGCCGAAAACAGTCATGTCCGTTCCGATTATTCTCAACGTGCTGAGAATGTCCTGCTCATCAAGCCAATCCATGAGCCACTCGCGAACCTTGTCGTCGCCGCCTTCCAGTTCGAAACCCTGCGCAATGGCCATGTTCACCCTAACGTCTACGGCGGCTTTGATGTACGGCTTGAAAGTGTACAATTCCTTGTAAGTTGGGAGATCCTCCACGGGAGTTGCACCCCAGAGTCTCTCCCAGTAGGCCATGTAAGGCGGGGTGACGAAGCCAGCGCCAGAGCCCCTGAGCATATACTTGGTGACGTAGCCCCAGAGCATGTTGTCCTGCTTCCAACTCAGAGGAACCTCCTCTTCAAGCTGCTTCCTAGCCACATCAGATGGAACCTTGCGCTCAGCAACAAACCTGCCTGCAGCTTGCCTAAGACTGTTGAAGCCCTTACGGATTCGCTCAGCGACAAAGCTCATTCATTTTACACCTGCTGATATTAATGTGGAAGCATGACGGCGCCCCTTCCAGGCAACGGGCTCTGGACAGAAGCGTACACGGCCAAGGCCGCGCTCCAGAAGACGTCGTCGTGGCCGCCCTCCGGGTGACTGAACCGAAGGTGCCCCGTCTTCATCAACTCGTATTTTTCAATGTTAAGTTCAGCCGTCAGGTCGACGTCTTCAAGCTTTCTCGCGGGCACGTATGGAATCTTCACTTCGCTCCCGCGCATCTTCTCCCGCAGAATCGTGGCCATCTCCTCCTTCGACTGCACCGTGAACGAGATGCCGGTCACGCCTTGGATTCCGCTGCGAATCATGTCCTCAACAATGTAGTTTCCAACGCCTGTGACGTCAGCGTAAACGGCGCGTACCGATGGCCAGCGGTCCACGAGACTCTTCACGTAACCGATTACCGAGGCGTACTCGGTCTTAAGCGGGAAACGATGAACATGAATTACTCGTGCCGTTGATCCTTGCTTCTCAACGACTAATACGACGCTGAAATCCTGTTCCTTGCCGAAGTCGACGCCAGCGTAAAACTCGCCCTTGGGCACGTCCTCAAAATCGAGGGGCTGCAAGTTGCTGTCTATGCAACTGACAATCAGGCTCTGCGTGAGCCAAGCGTCGATGTCTTCGACGAACTCGCTCATGAACTCCCGCTGAAACCGTTCAAACGGGAGCTGCTGTTTCATCTCGTCAATGAAACTCTGCTTAACAAGCCCGCTTTTCACGACATCCTCGCATGTCGTCACGTGCTTGCTGAAGTCTGGGCTCTGGCACATCCGGTAGAAGACGCTGTCTTTGCTCCAGGGTGTGCTTGAGGCGATTAACGTGCCATCTGTCGTGCTTAACATCGGATAGAGAACGTTGTAGAAGACGAGCTGATCATCCTTGAAGAAGCCAGCCTCATCTGCTATACACTGGTTTGCCGTGTAGCCCCTCAGAAGCTGGGGACTGTTAGGGAGGGCTACGATGCGGCTGCCGTTCCTGAAGCGTACCGTCGTCCTCTGCAGCTTCTCGACAAGACCGGGCCTGCGTTCCTCTGGCACGCTCATGAGAAAGTCTTGAATCCGGTCGCTCATAATCATGCTCTGCCGGAGGGACGGCGCCACAATCAACGTCAACGTTTTCGGGTGCACAATCGCAAACCAGATTGCACGCAAGGCTATACAAGTGGTCTTCCCAGCCTGCCGGCTCCAGCGGACAACAATCCTTTTCTTCTCGTCCCGTAGAAGGCTGGCCTGGTATTCCTTGGGCGTGAAGCCGAAGAGCGTTTGAACAAACTGGACGGGATCTTCAGGCAGTGCTGGGTTTGGAGCTGTCTCCTGGCTTCTGGTCTCCAGGAGTTGCTGCTTGAGCCTCTTTAGCCTTGTTTTGTTTTTTGATCTCATCAACAAGCCCTTCCAGTTCAGCCAAGTCCTCGTCCATCTTTTTCTCGTCATACCCGTTTGCGAGGTTACCCATAATCTGCGCGATGTAGGCTGCTACGTGGGCCCACATGTGCCGCTGCTTCAACGTTATCGGCCGCTTCTCACCATCAACCCTCTGCCACTTCATCTGCCCACTCGCAATCAATGTGGCAAAGGCAAAAAGCTGATCCAACCGCTCAATCGTCCTCGTCCTCAAACGCTGCGTATCAAGCTTAATCCTTTGTCGAAGTTGAAAAATACGACGGGCTACTAGAACGTTGTAAGGCACACGAGCCCGCAACGTTCCTCTACCCCCTTCGTTTTTCACCGCTGAAAACTTCCCTGGCCATGACTATCAACCAAAACCTCGCCCTTCACGACATCTGGAACATTGTTGAGGCTGATGGATACGCCTGGCGGGATGACGACCGCACACAAGATTTCGGCGCGAGTGGATAGAGAAACTGTTTCAGAAACGGTCCTGTCCTGGAAGCTGTTGTTGAAAATCAAGCGCCTAACCTGCCTGCGGCACATCGCCTCTTCACTTTGAACCTGCCTACGGCGTGACGCTTCTTCACTTCGAGAATGAACCAT